CGAATCTTAAGTTGTGTGTCAAGTCCGTTCGTGAACTCGCCCTCGAAGCTGTTGAAAGCGCTGGGACTATACCCGATAACCGGTCCAGTTAATGTGCTGTTCAGAAAAATACATCTGGTTTCACCGTCCCTTGTAAGGGCGATATACTCTTGAGCAACCTCATCGCTCATAAATACCGGTTTACTCGGACTGGTTGTCAGGCCGTTGCCAGTTGAGTTCAGATAAAGATATCTGACGCCCTCTCCGCGCTGAAGCACAAACCCATTGATCGGGTCAGGAGAGTTTGACACCCACGCGGGCTTTGCGGCATACACCCCGAAGCCGTTCAGGGTTGAGTTCAACACCAAATACGCTGACTTTGCATCGCGCTCAAGGAGATAACAGTCTTGCCCGGAAACTTCTCCTCCCCCTCCGTCCTCCTCAAAGTCTGCGCTATCGAAATAAACAGTCCCGCTCTGAGCGCCAACAACACGAAGCCCGCGCCAGCCCGGAAGCGTGACCGCCAAAACAGATCCTGATGCGCGATACCTTAGGCTAGGGATTGCCTCAACTACTTGCTCGGCATACCCAACGCCAGACGAAACAGTGACCCTTAACGCGTAAACACCACCAACCGTGTAGTCCTGAGACACAGAAAGGGCAGCATTTACAGCGTTCCAGTCGTCAATGCCGTCCTCAAAGTTGCCGTTAACCAACAGGCTTCCCTCCCACCAGTCCTCTTGGAGAGGATCTGAGAACATCTCGGAAGGAGGATCGTCAGAATATGATGGGCTAATTCCGTTAATAAAGTCAGTCAGGGAGCCTGCAAAAGGACAGTATAAAAGCTGCCCGTACCCCTCAAAGGTGTAGTTCAGTACGTTGTCGTCGAACACACCGGAACTGGCTGCAGGATCTATTGCACAAGAGAGCTCAATGACTTGCGAATACTCACCGGGACACCGCAACTCTCCCCCGACCGCCAGACAGTGCTGTTCGTCGTAATAGTTGACATGCTGTGCGCCGAGGTCCTGAAGGTCAGAAATCTTCTGTCCGGGATATTCGCCAGAGACAAGCCCCGCATAAAGGGTCACGCCGGACGCGATCTGGTCCGGCGGTCCCCATACTTTGAACCCAGAATAGCCGACGCCGTCGACCACGTCTGTACAACAAAACGAGAAAAACTGGCTGTAAAGTATTCGCTGTTCGTCCACAGGAATCTCAACGGCGTGTGACTGGATTCCTGTGGAGGCATTCCGATGAAGAATATCTGAGAGGACAATCTTGCCCACGTCCCCACTAAACTTCCCGGGCCGAAGGCCATAAATACGGGTCAAGTTCAGATATTTTTCATATGGAAGCCTGTTCACCGCAACTATTCCTCAGCCTCTTGGAGCATCGCTCGTTTCATTTTCTTCTCGATCTGCGTGAGCTTCTCGACGATGAACGCTCGCATACGGGCTGTGTCTGTTCCGAAGTCCTCCGGCGCGAACCGGGGAATGTCGTACTTGTAGGCAAGCCGGACCAGTTCGTCGATATGGCAGTTCTCGTCCTCGGGAAGGACCCTGATCAGTTCCGCGCCGCGCTTACGGACAAGCTCGATGGCTTTGTAAGGCCGATCGTCCATGGCAAGGGCGAATTCAATGATGCGATTGATCGGTTCCAGCGCGTCCAGCTTCTGCAGCTCCTGCTTGAGCTGAGCCGGCTTCAAAGCGAGAATCTCCTGAACCCGCTCATCTGTGAGAGCATTGGGGGCGCGTTCAGCCTCGTTGAAGTCCGGGGCCTGCTGTTTACCGAAAGACCCGAGTATACTGTCGTCTCTGGTCAAGATGCCATTCATGATATTGGGCAGTTTTTTTGCCAGAAGGTGTTCCCATGTGTTGGCGGGAACCGGAACCGTCTCGCCCGGGCCGATTAAAATAGTGTCCTCGCCATTGGGCCGACCGCCAAGGACGGGAATGGCTTGCCACCCCTTGGAATTATTGCGAACGCCCACATAGACATCGCGGTTTTGAAGCGCGTTCAACCTTGACTGCAAATCGCGAATCAATGCCGCCTGATCTTCTACTACCCTGTTATTGTCCATTTCTGACTCCTTTTGGTTGGAACCCTAAAAGCGTCCGGCCGCGCCAATAAGGCGCGACCGGTGTTTGATGCGAGAACTACTGGATCGCGGCGGCCGCGAAACGGTGGAAGTACTGCTGACGGTTCGCGGCAGCGTTAACTGCGGCGCCGTCTTCCCACTGCCAGTACAGGCTGACGGTCTGGTCTTCCTGATGGCTCTGGGGGGGCTCGGGCCGTGTGGATCCGATTTCGGAATAAACGTTGTAACGGGCCTTCTCAGTGGCAGGGACGATGTAGATGTCCGTGTTGCTGATGGGGTTGACGTTATAACGTTCGTCGGTGAAGTCCTTGATCCGGATGACGGGAATGCCCCGGTACATGCCAAGAACACCCTTGCGATGCAGCTCGGCCTTGGTCGCGTCGTCGAAACCAAGGGCGTCGTAACCAGCAAGGTTGTCGAGCGGGAACAGGGCCCGGGCGCTGCCAACGATGGCCCGGATGTCGCTGACACCACGAACACGGCGGATAGCCGCATCGAGAGCGACCTGACCAATGGCTGCGTTGTTAAGGTTGGTCGAGAAGGCGCCGTTGGCCGGAAACGCGGCATTAAACACGTTCAAGCCGAGGCTGATCTTGTGGACCAGAATGCCCTTCGCGGCCGCCGAAACCAGATCGGACACCAGCAGGCGACCGGTCTGCAGCTTCTGGACGGGGATCCGGAAGTGCATGGCACGGGGGCTCTGACGCACGGTCCAAGCTGTCTGGGTCAGGCTCGAGGCCTTACGAACAGTGCCGTAGGCCCAGTCGTAAACGCGGCCGTAGCCGATAACTTCGCTGAATTCCAGCTCGGTATCGAGGTCGCCCGGAACGACGTCATAGAACATGTCGATCGGGTTGTAGAGCTCAACCTCTTGCGCAACGCGCTGGTAAACATGATTGCCGAAGGCCTCAAGCTTCTCGACCGAGGAATCGCGATTGGAAAACCACTGGAAATCGAGGGCTTCACGCTGCAGTTCCCGGAGTTCGGCCTGAGTTTTCTTGCCTTCTGCCGTAGCTTTCAGAAGATCTTCGAACATGGTATCACTCCAAATTTTATATGAATAGATAGTGTTGACTGTTGATGCGACCGGGCAATTACCCGATCAGATAGGTGACCGTGTTGCCACGCAGATTCCAGAAAGTGCCGATCTCGGTGGCGCCGACAACGGCGTCAGCCTGAGCGGCGAAAGTCGGGAATCCAAGAGCGTTGAGGGTCAGCCGTGTGACGCCCGGAACAGCAGCGGTCCAGTCGGCCTGAGTGCGAGCACCGCCAACCAGCTGGTCGTCCTCGACCATAAAGCCATTGCCGAGGAAGGCGTACGGAAACTTGCCGTCGTCATCGGCGGTGCCGTCGTTGGCCTGAATGGTCTCGTAGAAAGCGTCGCCAGCGTTTTTCGCGATGGCTTCTTTCACGATCATGACCAGCTCAGAACGAGGCGCCTGCGCGTCGGCATTCGCAGCCACTGGAGTGACGAGCGGAGTGTCGGTACCGGCAGCATTGGCGCCAAGACGGCCCCACTGGCCCTGCAGCATGTCTGCGCGGATATCCACTTTCGTGAGCATGTCGCGGAGACCTTGAACGAGAGTAATCATGTTTATCCTCCAAACTGATTTCAGTTAGTTGTCAAGAAAAGAACATCAGTTGTGGACGGCCATGGCGACCGCCCACAACCTTGAAAATTACGGGCCTTGGACAGTGATGGTGACCGTGCCCTGATCGGTCAGCGAGGGATCCCCGTCATTGCTGACTTCATAAACGAATGTATCGTCGCCAATGTAGTCGTTGTCCGGGGTGTATGTAAAGCTGCCGTCGGCGGCGAGAACCAGAGTGCCATGAGTGACATCGGTGACCGGTGTCGTGTTCACGATCAGGTTATCGCCAGCAGGGGCGACGTCGTTGGTCAAGACGTTCTTGTCGTTGAGAGCCGTGTTCTTAGCTGTGTTCCAAGCGTCATCAACGGCGATCTTTGGATGCATCGTGATGCTCACAGTACCCTCATCGGCCAACGGAACGGCATTGCTGTCGCTCACCTCATAGGTGAACTCGTCATCACCGACATAGTTGTTGTCCGGGGTGTAAGTGAAGGTGCCGTCCGCATTGAGAACCAGAGTGCCGTGCGCAACGTCCACGACAGGATTGACATTGACCACCAGTGGGTCGCCGTCCTGATCAGTATCGTTTGTAAGAACGTTGCCGGTGATCACCTGATTCATGATGGCATGGAACTCCTCGTCACCCGCGACGGGCGCATGAGGCGTGATAGTGCCGAGCTCATCGATGAGGTAGTAAACGGCATTGCCGTAGATACCCCAGAACGTACCGATTTCGGTGGCGTTGACGATGTAGTCGGCCTGCCCCTCAAAAGTCGGGAAACCGTTGACATTCAGACTCAGCCGGGTGACGCCGCGAACGGCAGCCGCCCAATTGGCCAGAGTGCGAGCGGCGCTTGTCAGCTGATCGTCTTCAACGATATAGCCGCCGCCAAAAAAGGCGTAGGGAAATTTGCCGTCATCATTGGCAGAGCCATCGTTGGCCTCGATGGTCTCATAAAGAGCATCGGCGCCGTTCAGCGCGATGGCTTCTTTTGCGACCATGACCAGCCTAGCCCTGCCCAGCCGGGCGTGGGCGTTCTGCGAAACAGGGACAACGGCCGGCTCGCCGCCGGGCGCCCCTGCCAGATAGCCCCACTGGCCCTGCAGCATGTCTGCAGAGATGTCGACCTTGGACATCTTGTCGCGCAGACCTTGAACTAATGTGATCATGCTTCCTCCTCTAAGGATAAGCGATAAAAGTGTTGGCGAAAAACACAGCGCAGGGCCATGTTAGATAGCGTCAAAAAGCTTGTCCATGGCTGTCTTCTTGGGCTCGTCTGCGGACGCGCCGGAAGCAACGCCGATGCCGCCATTCTGCGGATCGTCAACCATGTCGCTCTTCATCTCCTCAGGCTCGGCCACGATCAGGTCAACAGCGTTGGCCAGACCCGCGACAAAGGCCTCGAACTCGGCGTCGGAACGACCGGAGATCTCGCCATCAGCCTCGGCAAACATCCACGAGGTCACCATCTCAGCGACCGCGGACGCTTCCAGCTTGTTGCCAACAACCTCTTCGATCTTTTCCTTGCGAGCCGCATTGGCCTGCACCATCTGCAGTTTCTTGTTCTCGGCAGTGATGGTGGCAAGCTGGGCCTCCAGCTCCGCGTTCGCAGCCTCGAGGGTCGCCTTTTCGGCTTCCAGAGTGCCGACCTTCTCAGTCAGCTCATCTTTCTCGGCCTCCAGAGCGCCAGCCTTGGTTTCCAGATCGGCCTTGGCGGCCTCAAGGTCAGAAATTTTCTGATCGGCGGCATTCTGGCCAGCCTCGGCCGCAGCCGCCTCTGCAAGGGCTAGCTTGTCCTTCAGCTCAGCATTTTCAGCCTCGAGACGCTGAATGTCTTTTTCCATGGTAACCTCCAAATTTGTATCGGTATGTTCAATCTCGGTAGCTTCAAGATCAGTGGCGTCATTTTGATTTGCTTCGTCAGACGCCGTAAACGAAACATCAGTAGCAGTGGCGTTTCGGTCGGCCGGATTGTGCGGAGGCAAGATAATCGAGGCAGTCTTGAACCGTGGTTCGCGCACCCATATCTCGCCACCATTTCTCACATGCTCACAGCCACCGGCGCGGGTGGTGGAAACATTGCCGCAAACAGCGCATTCGACCTTGTTTGTATAGCAAGTCATGGAAAACTCGAGCTGCCCGCTTCCAGCCTCCTGCAGGATCTTTTCAGCGATGTCATGGAATCGCCACGCCAGAAAAAGCGAGTCGATCTTCACGCCAACAACCTCTCCGGCCCCATCCAGTGTGCGCTTTTTGGTCGCCCCCTTCAGGACTACACCGCGAACTACAAAGTCGTGGTTGACGTCAAGAACGACGCCAGACTCAACGTGAAACTGGCCGTCAGCAACGGCCGCATATAGATCCTTCTCGTCAAAACGATATCCGTTAGTGTTCACAAACGGGAAGCTGTGGCAGAGCCATGCTTCAATCCTGATGACATCGCCAGCCTTATAATCCTCGCCGGCCGCGGTCAGCGCTTCGGGGTCAGCCCCCTTGGTCACCTTGACCTCGCTTGCCGCCGCAAGGATCTCAAACTTCTCGCCGTCAAACCCATCGGCCTCCGCGCCGAAGACGTCATCCACAACCTTCATATTTTCATCGGCCATATCTACCCTCACCTACATCAGTGTTCCGGAACTCGTCACCGGCTCACACCGGCAGTGATTGTGCATCGGGTATGTTGCCAAAAAATCATCGAGCGTCATCACGACGCCCTCGTTTGCCATGCAGGCCTCGCAAACCTTGTCGTCGCCCGCGGTCACAGGCGAAACGTAGATCGATCCGTCCTGCTTCATTTTCATCAACTTGTTGGCCAGATGACATTTCTGGCCTATTTCCTCGACGTACATCGGCGCCCGATTATCATGCAGGGCAAGCAAATACATCTGAATTGCAAGAATCTTTGCTTCGGGATCAATATTAATATCACTCATAATTCTGTCAACATTACGGAACAGGTCGCTTCTAAACCGAACAACATACCCGGCGTTCCACGCCATCATCGCCTGCGCCGTCATCGGATACTCAGCCGAGAGGCCAGCGTCCAGATACTTCATAATCAGGTCATCAGTGAAGGCCTGAAAAGCCGCAAAACCAGCGACAACGTATTTTTTAATGTCTTCTTCGCCAAGCCGTAGAGCCGCCATAATCGAGTCAATCATGGTCATGAAGACCGCCTTTATGGCCGCGATATCGTCTTCAATTTCCGGATTATCTTCGCGCTCATAATCATCAGGCTGATCATCCTCGGCGGCAACAAAAGCTTCTGTTTTCGTCTCGTCTGCCCCCTCGGGCTCGTCTTTCTTTCTCTTGGGTGTCCCGCTCGAGCCATCAGGCCGGCCGGGCTCATCATTGATCTGACCCTCTCCCTTGCGATTGGTCGAATAGGCCACAGGCGGAGGACCAATCTTTTCGTCGATTCCAGAGGCCTTTTCAGCCAGATGCAGCTCGATAACCTGACGCCCGTTGTAGCCCAGCTCGTGGAGAGTCATGACTCGGGGCAGGACGCCGTCTTCCCACGCCTTCAGGACAGACGATTTCACAGTGCGCTCGTCGCGCAGTGGGGTAATCCGGAACTGATAGGTCGGGATAATGTCTTTTTTGCCGTTCTCGGTCAGGATCTGAAGCAGGAGCCTTTCGGTCCACCGCTTCAGAAGCATTCTGATGTCTTCGACTTTCGCGATGGTATTGAGCAGAGTAAAGGTGTTGGGGCTGCCGCTGGCCGAGCCAGAAGTCAGGACTTCCGGGATACCGGAGGCCCGGCCCATATCGTCATTCACTTCGGCGTAACGTTCTTTCAAGCCCAAAACCTTGCCATCCGGACCGATATCGATCACATTGATATCGCTTCCACCCCAGACCATAAAATGGTCGGTTTTAAGCTTTCTGAGGGCGGTCTGGAGGAGGTTAAATCTGGCAGGATCGGGCAGGGAGAGCGGGTGATTTGGGTCGTCGTGCCCCATGGTGACGATCGTGAGGCGCTGAATCAGACCGGCAATAGTAGAACGGTCCAGCCAGCGGAGCCTGTTCTTGTCAGCCAAGGGCTGCAAGAAACGATCAACATACGAGAAACCAGTTGCAGAGTAATCTCTTTCGCGTCGTTTCAGGTGAACCGTGAACTTGGGCGGAAGCATGATCTTGTCCTTGCCCGCGTTAATTTCTTTCTTAACCCAGTCCGGCAAGGACTCAAGGATAATCTTCTTGACTGGGTCGTCTTTTGTCTTGCCCTTTACGGCATCGACAATATCCCGTGGAACGTTCCATTCTATAATATCAAGGCCAGCAGCAGCGGCTTCTTTGCTTGGCTCAAGTTCGTCAAAATTCAGGGTTGTGATCCGGGTGGGAAGGTTGTACTTCTTGCCGGTCTCTTCGACCAGAACGTTTTCCCACTTGACCGAAGCAACCCAATCACCGAGCACCAGAAGGTGAAGCATGCACTGCTTAAAAACACCCTCAATGCCGCCCGCGCCGACGATGCCAGTCGTGACCTTCGTGTCTTTGCCGATTTTACTGCCGGCCGCGGGGTTGAACCCGTTCACGCTCTTCAGCCAAGCCTCGAGCATCTTCTGGACTTCTTCGTCTTCATTGCTGAGCATCACATATCCGTTGTCGAGAATGCAGTTGTCGATCAACGTGTCGACGCAGTTGCCGACATATCCTTCGAACTTGTAGAGATCCCAAAGAACCTGATTCCGCGTCTTGCTATCTGTCGTCGCAGTCTCAAGGTCACGAACTTTCTGCAGATAGGTTTGAGAGTCCGACATTTTAGAGGGCAAAGAAGCAGCGTAGAACAGCTGCCCGCTTTCTGGAGAGTAATCCCAGAAAACGGACATGGGGCCGCCATCAGAACCGGCGAGACTCACCTCGTCTGGCAGCCCCTTGGATGAAATGGGCAGGCCATACCTTTCGGCAACTTGCGCATATGATAATCCGGCCTCGAGCTTTTCTGGATGCCCGATCCGCACGTCAGCTTGGCCGCCATAATCATCTGAAAACCTTTTGTCCGTCATCTGGAATATCCTCTTTTCTGATCAGATCTAAGGGCAGCTATTCTGTCGCCGGAGGAGCGAAGACTTCCTTCAAGTCCTTCGCTTCTTTGATTAGCTGCTCGCCCTTGTCGATCAGGCGCTGCACTTCGTCGGGATCAAGCTTGCCGTCCTTTGTCGCAATAGCGGCCTCCTGATGCAGGGCCTTGAGCGCTGTAACGACGTCCTCGAACTCATCGAGAAACGCGCCAGCCTTGCCCCAATACAGGTTGAAACGCTCCATGATCCGTCTCAGCTTGGCATTTTTCAGCACGTAACCGATAACGAAAGTGGCAATCGCAGCGACGACATACAGCCAATCGACGCCGAGAAAATTCAGAAAATTATCCATGCAAACCTCCTATGAATTCGCGAATGAACAACCAGCACAAAACTCACACACCGCGTCAAGCCTGACGCTTTTCCTCAACAGCGGCGTACATTCCGCGGGGCAGAGGGGTGGCGGACAAGATCGAAAAACCGGTCATCTCCTCCGCAACCATGGCATCGTTGACGATCTGTCTGGCATCATCGCCACTCATCGCCACAACGAGCTGCACATTGACCCAGCCACGGTAGACGTAAACAACTGCAAAAGCGCTCATTTGAAGCCTCCGTATCAGACAAAAGCAAGCAAGGGTACAGGGACAATCTTTTTCTCGTCCCCCATAAGTCGCTCCCTGACCAAGCTCATCGCGTAGACCATGGAGCTATACAAGTCCTTTTTGTTTTTCTTTGAATTGGGAACAAAAAACGACAGTAAATGCGTCTTTTCGCTCAACCGGGTACGGATGCTGATAAACTGATACAGCATCTCGTTTATCGCGTTATAAGCCTCGCGAATTTCATCAGAATCTTTGCGCATGGTATATTTCGGAAACCTCAACTTCCCACTCTCGAGCTGGCCCTTGACAAAGCTGTTCCATTGGTTGTTCAGGGTATCGGTCGCCTTGATTGTCGCCAAAACAAAGTCGCAATTCGCTCGATTTAGCCGGCTCAAGCGCTCCTCGTCAAGCTTGTCAACCAATGGCCTCTCCCCTTCCGGGACATTGAAGGCCAACTCGTCTAGGATCGCCTCGCCACCACGGGCGTCAATCGCAATGCCAACGGCCCTCGGAAAGCGCTTATAGACTTCCCGAATCATCGAAGCCACATAAGCATAGGGCTGATTGCGACACTGCCACGCATATACCACATGCGAGAAAGAGGCCTTGCCCATCTGAGCTCTGTAATCCCATTCCTTATGTGCCAACTGATTGACGCTCACCACGGTAATAGCCGACCAGTCATCCACTCGCCCCACGTCAATCCCAATCGCAACCGGCGAATAATCGTCGGCAAGCTTGGGTACGAGATATTCATCGTATTCCGGGTCAGCTGTGACGGTGTGTTCGCAGGCGTCATGCATCAGATTGTAAGGATAGTAGTTGCCTGAGTTGCGGATGGGAACGCACCTGTACTCAGAAAGCCAGACCTCCTCAGGGATATCACCGTCTCGAAGCAGCCGCTCAATCTCAGCCACTTTCATCTTATAGGGCGGATCCCACGCCGCGTCATTGCCGTTATTGTCAATTCTCACCGTGTCGGGGTAGGTAAACTGGACAAAACTGTGTTTCTTGTCGCCAGCATTGGCCGCGCTTTGATGGCGCTGAATCATCTCCCAGTAGTGATTCACCTCAAAATCAATTGTGCCAGAGAACACGATCTGGTTCGCCCGGGACTCTGCCCCAGACACCGGATCCATATCAACCACGCCCATGGGGCGCAAAACTCTATCGATCACTCCGCGGGGAACGTCCTTGACCTCGTCGACCATAAGCCGGCTGGCACGATATCCGCGGATCTTGTCAGCTCCGCCAACATCCTCGCTGCCACCAGAAACCGACGTAGGTACAGCCAATATGTAAGAGCCGTTTGTCAGGGTTAATCTCCAAGCGTCCGGCGATTTCTCAATGATCCCACGTGAACCCGGGCGCCTACGTACACACTCTTTTGCAAACCTCACTTGCTCCTGCGACGGGAGCCCACCATCAAAAATGCGCTCGACCTCGAGCATTACTTCCTTCGACTGCCGAAACCCGGACCCAACGAGAAGAATCTTTTCGTTGGTGTACAGGACCGCTATAAGCGCCGCGGCTAGGGCGATGATAAAACTCTTCGAAATACCGCGGCCGCAAAACAGTACCGAACTTTCCACGTAGTCATGCATCACCGACTTGAGCATCAAGCCTTGGTGAATCGAGAGGTCGATCCCGAAGATATCCTTTGCCGCATAAACAGGATATCGTCGGTAAAAGGAGATCATGTCAAGGTATATTTCGATGTCCTTTTCGGACAGCTTGACATTACTCGCCACGCTCAACCTCGTCTACTTCTTTGCTCTCCTCGGGAGCCGGGCCCTCGTCACTGTCGTCGCGATTGCCGATTCTTCCCAGAAAGGCCTTGCTGGCCTCTTCGACAACAGCGGCGTCGATCCCGTTCGCCTGCAGCAGCTTGCGAACTTCTTGGATATCCGTTCTGACGATACGCACAACATCAGTCTCGGTCATGTCTCCACGGGCCCAAGACTGCAGGCAAAGCTGTGCTTCCTGAACAAACCTACGATGCTCATCTTCCGGGAACGACTCAAGGCGTTTCTTGTATCGAGAAACCAGAGCAGAAATACCACCGACGCCATCGCCATCCAGCTTATCGCGCCGCTGCTTGCCAGAAATCCCCAGATTATCTGTCGTTCGTGTGTAAAGCTCCGTCAGGTCAGCCACATCCTTGCCGAGCGGCCGGCTGGAATCGCCGCCCACTTCAAGCTTGACCCGATCGAGCCGCACTTTAATCATAGCCAAAATCTCAAGCCCCAGCATGTCGGACGGACTGGTAAGCTGGGGGAACTCCTGCTGCATTTGTTTTATGAATTTCTTGTATGTCTTCAGTTCTTCTTCGTTCAAAATGGCCGTGACATTTGCGCCATATTTGATCCGGCCGTCCACCCGAGGCAGATCTTCTGGCATCAGCCTGCTGGTAATGAGGCCCTCGGCCATCTCTTTGGTCTTCGAAAGCGCATCGCCGGTATCAAGGTCATAACCGAACACAGCAAGGCGCTTTCTTAATATTGTCCAGTGATCGTCCTGCTCAGCCCCGGGCGCCCGACGCCATGCATTACCATCATCACGCTCGGCACGACAGACCCTCTCCAAAAGTCTCTTTGAATAGAGATATCCGTCTTCGATCCGCCTGCCCTTATGCACTGTGCCTGTGGCAAACATCGTTGAGCTCATCTGCTTCACGATGGACTCGCGAGTGTCCGGATCAAGCTCAACGATTTGCGGGACGAAAACTTTCTTCTTCCGCTTGTAATCGCGGTTTGGATTAATGGCCTTCCCTCTACTCACTTTTCACCCTCGTCGCACGCGACACAACACCGGAGACGATAAGAAGCTCGCCATCTCCACCATCCCGTCCCTCAAACAGCTGCGCATTATTCTCCTGTGCGTCGATCATCTCTCGATCTACGTCAACAATATGATTCTGGCCACAGTGAGGGCAAGTAACAGCTATTCGCATAATAAGCTCCAAGAGAGTCTCTACGATTATACTCGGTATAATTTACAACGAAACTGAGATTTGTCAAGAGGGGTATATTTGTATAAAATAAAAAAGGCCAGCACCGGGAAAGCACTGGCCTCTGGCTACAATCAGGAACAATCTCACATCTGCGTGATCAACTTCTTCGGTTTTTCCGCCTTGCTCGAGCCATCGGCATTGACGATCTCGATATCCGGGATCGAGGGATTCAGAAGCTCATTAAATTCCATGGCCGTGTTCAGCGCCCGGGGATCC